CACGTGTAGGGGCGGGAATGTGAACAGTGTCACCTTTCTTGCCCTTGAAGTTCATCTTCATTACGATGTTAGCCAAAACAAGGTTTTTCTTGTAAGCGGCTACGATTTCGTCAGACCAGATTTCTGGAATGAACGTTGCTGCGGTGGTTACTGTTACCGCTGGTGTTGGATATGCCATGATTAAATCTCCTAAAACAAATTTTAACGAACCCGTTTCTCTGCATACGCTTGATAAATTTCATCAGCAAGCGAAGCATAACGATCTGGGTCTCTCAACTGAAGCTGAATAAGGTCAGCCCTTCTGTATACCTTCTTTGATGATTCACCAGAACCACCTACATCAACACCTACTGCCTTTAAGTTCTGCTTGCGAGTTACCTCACCCTCATCACTTACTTGCTTACTTTTTACAGTGCGTAGCTGTTTATAGGTAGATAGCAATTCATTGGCTGAGTCGAAATCATATCCAGAATCGGCTTGCTCAAAAATCTTAATGCGAATAGGGCTAGACTTCACCCAATTTGCAAAGTCCTGATCTTTAGCAATTTCGCCAAAGTCGGGATGTTCTTGCGCTAACCTTTGCTGAATTTGCGCCCTTTTCATCTCTTGCGTTACTTGTCGTGCTGCTAGGATGTCAGGGTGATTATCAACAGTCCTTTGAACTGCCTTCTGTGGATTCTCAAAGAAATCTACTTCAGGCTCTTCCTGTCTAGTTTGCTGTCGTGAACCAAGGTTCTGTTTGATAAGTTCATCGGCTAACTTTCTGACCTCGCCTACTTCCTGTGCTTGCTTCCCAATTAGCTTTTCAGCCTCTTGGTGCATCCTCACAATCTCGTCTAAACTTTTATCCCTGTATTTCTCAGGAAGTTCAGGCTTTTGCGAAATCTTCTGTTCTTCGATCTCTAACTCACCCAACTCTTCTTTGTCGTCATCAATCAACATACTTATTTCCTTTTCCTGCCGTCAATCGGTTGTAGGAGATTCAACTCGGCATAATTGCTTATGAGTTGAGTTTCTGCTCGGCCTTTAATCTATCCAAGTGACTTTTCTCGAACCTTCCATGCGATGATGGAAATGCTCCAGACCACCCTTCTAGCTTAAAAGCTGGCGCAGATAAAATGCGATGAGTCTCCTCACCACAATCACACACAAGACTTGTTGACTCATAATCAACAAATCTCTCTGTCTTATGCCCGTTTATACAGGCAAATTCATACATTCTTCTCATTTAAGTCCTCAAATGCTCTTTCGCTGACTTGTTTCAAGTTTTTCAGCCAAATAAGTATAGATAACTCGCCTTTTCTGAATTGTAGACTTTTTTCATCTGCAATTGTTGAAATATTATTTAAAGGTTCTATCATTTTGTCAACATCCTCCATCAAATCTATCCAACCTTGTGTGGACATTGTGGAGAATCTCTCGGAGTAGTAGCGTTCTAGTTCTGGATTCATTGTCTAGTCATCTGTTTTTCAACAATCTTAGCCTTGTTCTGAATATCAGCTTCCTTAAGCATCAATTCAGCAACTTTGACACGCTTATCAAACTCTTTTGAAGCCAAAGCGTCATCAGTAGGGAGGTTCTTGGTATTAGCCGCCATACTCTTTGCTTGCAACTCAATAGGCATCAATTGCGCTTCAGTCAATAACTTTTGCGCTTCAGCCTTGTTCTGCTCTGCTTGTGTAGTTTGGACAGCAATCTGAGCTTGAGCCAGTTGCATAGCCAGTTGTTGTTGCATCTGAGCCGCTTGTTGAGCCTGTGGATCAGCCGTAGCCATCTTGTCTAGCATCTCGATCAACTCAAATCTGTTTGACAGAGAAGAATTAGCCATGATGCCCTTCAAAATGATAGGCAAAACAGGAGTATTAGGGCCAAGAGTCTGGAGTAGCGCAATGAACTGTTGTTGTTCATGCTCTCTAGCAATGATACCAAGCGCTGCCGTAGGAATGAACTTCATGTCCACAGTAGGATAACGCTCTGGATCGAACTGCATATAGCGGTAAGCGGCTTTGGTGATGAAGGGGATCATAAAATCCTCTTGGAAGTTCACCAAGGTACGCTTGTATTTCTTGATAATCGAGGCAGTAGCCATCGAAATACCGCCCTGACCCGCATCTCTAGAGACGGCAGTAACCATTCCCTGTGAGTCTAAAGTGCCTGTTGCCATCAAAAGCATACGTTCAAACTCTTTGGCAGTTGTCAGGTTAGAACCATCAGTATTGCCAAACTTGAACGGGAACAGAATCTCATTAGGATTGCCGTTTGTCAGGATTGCTTTACCTGGCTTTACTTCAAACTTAGCACCCCTTGGTAAACGAGTAGCATCCATAGCCATCATTGGGCTAGTTGTGAGAGCTAGTGAATCTAAGTGTGAACGAACTTGGGCATCTATGGCTTTTTGTGAGTTGTAAGCCTTCTCAACAGTGCCACGACCCAACAAGCGATTAGGAACTGTATCGTCCTGATAAGCAAGGATTGGGCGATCCTTCATCATGTATGGGTTCTTTTCTGCCTTCAGAAGAACACCATCATTGGCGATAACGACAATAGCCTCAACCAGATCGGAATACTCATCCTGAATACTGTCTTCAGGGAATAAGTCTTCTACTTCGCCATTCTCTTCGTTCTCTAGTTGTTCAAGATACTCTCTAGGAACTAAACCATAGTAAGTCAAAAGTTTAACTTTATCGTCTTCGTACTGGGAGACTTCTTGTGTAGGCTCTAAGTCTGTATCCATCGAGTCAGTACCGACCTTTACCTTGCGGTAGATGCCTTCTTCTTGACCTTTAACGATCTTGTGGATAGAAACATACTTCTCGATAGCCACGCCCATACAGTCATCAATAGATGTCCCATTGGGGTCAAACAAGAAATTACGGGGGTTAACAGGAACAATCTTGACTGCAATGCGGTCTTGTTCTACCACTCCGATAGCGGCTTGTCCCATTTGACCAGGTATTGCCTGAGTAGCGGGGACAAAGACTTTCTCTGTTTTAACAACAATCTCACCGATGCCCGTACCATAGATTTCTGCCAACAGTTCAATCTGGTCAATAGACTTGCGAATCTTGTCTACTTTGAAGTCTTCCATCAGTTGTGCTTTGATGGCAGCAACATCTAGGGGACTACCATTGACATCACGAATATCGTCTTGAATGTCAAAGAACTCACCCTGACCAAAGATGGCTTCCATGATCTCAGCATGGCGTGTCTCTACGGCTTGTTGGGTAGCGGGGGTAACGATACGGCTACGCTCGGACTCACGGGTTTTGTCTTGGGCATCCCACTCACCATTGAAGATACGCTCGTACTCTAGCCAATCATCAAGGCAATTGACATCTCTCCAATCCCTCCATCTATCACAATGGTTGACAACAAAGTTAACTATCTCTTTGTCTGAGTCGCTAGGTTCTTGGAATTCGTTTTGATCCATAATCAGACCTCATAATGATTGTTCTTACGCATATTCTCAATTGCGGGAATAATTTGCAAGTTGTTTGGCACATGAAGTCCACAAACAGTTTTGCCCTGCAATGGGATTATATGGTCAACGTGCCAATTTTTACCACTCTCTCTTGACCTCATGGCTGCCACCTGATAATAGCATTGTATTTTTAGGCGGTCAAATTCTGTTAACCAAAGTGGTGTTCTTAGCAATTTCGCACTTTTACGATTCATTTGAAGTTTGGCACGAATAGCCTTATTCTTTTGCCTGTAGTTTTTTAAAGCACGTAAATGTGTTTGCCTTGTTTCACCAGCAGATCGCCTTTTTCTCGCAGATGCGTTAACTTTATCTTTGTGTTCAGAGTCATATTGCCTATCTCTTAAGCATTTGCATTTTTTGCAATATCCTTGCAATCCATCTCTACGACTCTTATTTTTGAAAAAAGAGTCTACCGATAAAGTTTCTTTGCATTTTGAGCAAAACTTTGTATCAAACACCTGAGACAACATCAACCGGCTCCCATTCATCATCATTATCTTCTTGAAAATAACTTGTTACGGCAAGTTGGTCTACATAGCTAAGAGAATCGGGCAAATCGTCGTGAACGCCTGTGGCTGGAAATAAAATGAGTTGGTCAACAAATTCATCCCAATTTTCTTCTGTATTAAGGATGATTCTGCCATGTTCAAAGCGTCCTTGCAATGCCCAAATAATCCTATCCGCCTTTTTCTTGTTGCCATGAGTAAGGTCTACTATATGGGCGTAAATATTGTTTTTTCGCATTAAATCCGAAAGATATGGCAGAACGGCATTTTTTAATGCCCCCTTCTCAATACCTACGGACAAAGGGCGGTAATCTCTTATTGCCATCAAGATATTTGAGGCGGTAGTTCTAATATCCCATCTCCCGTGTTCAATCTTCTGAACAAACCACTTGCCATCGTCTGTTACCTTCACTATGGAGATAGCAGACTCGTCCAGACGCTTCTTAGAGTTAGCGGCTTGTTTGGCAACTTCCTCGAATCCCGCAAGGTCAACAGCGATGTAATAGCTTCCGTGTTCAGGTTCTACCCCGTATTTGATCCACTCTTCCTTAAAGATGTCAGAACCCGCATTGGTAAACGAAGCCATAAACTCTTGCTTGAAAGCGAAGGAACTCAGGGTCTTTTTAGCGGAATCTATCTCTGCTTGGTCAATTAAGGGGTTATCAGCAGTGGTGAAGTGCCAGGACTTCCAATCAGGATCATCCTCTGACTCGCCTAGTTTAAAGGTATCGTAGAACCAGTTGCGTCCTTTAGGAGTGCCGATAAAGAGTGCTCTCCCCCGTTTATCAGATAGAGAGGCACGAATGACCTGTTCCCATGCTTCAGGTTTAATGTCGGCAACCTCATCTAGTACGGCATAGGTCAATGAGACTCCACGAAGGGTATCAGGTCTATCCGCACCACGAACGTATATCCTAGCCCCGTTTATCAGGGTAATGTCTAGATTGTTTACATGACTGCTCTGAATAACCTCTCTGCCAAGGTCTAGCAGTAAGTCCCAGACGATTTGCCTCGACTGTCCCATTGTTGGCGAAACATAGAGTACTGCCGAACCAGGTGGGCACTTCAATCCCTCGATTAGCAAGGTAACGGCAGCCATCCTAGACTTACCGCACCGCCTACCAGCCGCAACAACCTTGAACCTCGTTTTGTCGGCAAAAACTGTCTGTTGCCACGGCAGTAAGGAAAAATTGAGATCAGCCATACTTTGCCTCTACGTCTTGGGGTTGTTCAGTATTCTCAACAATAACTGGTTCAGCACCAATCCCTGTTATGTTAATCGTCACTGCTGACCTCTGACTCTTATCCTTCTCAAACAAAGAAACAGGAAGAGTCCTATCAAGACACATCTTTAAAGCTACCAATTGATGGGGATGCTCATCATTAAGGGCTATCTCAATAACCTTCTGAGCCACATCCTTACCTCCACTCCTAATCATTAGCTCTTTAAGCTCCTTCAGACGTTGATGGTCTGTCTTAGGTAGTACAAGGGGTGGATTGTCAGCAAACCTCTGTATGGTCATCTTGACGCTTCCCTTTGGTCTTCCTCTTCCACGTTTCAGAGTTGTTTCCATGTTGTCCTTTCAATTTAGCTTTTTCGGTATAGGGGTGGGTACACAAATATCTACCAACCCAACCTACCCCCTCCCCCCCCATACATCTCCTAGGGTTTACCCTCATGTCTTTTTATACAGTACTGTCCAGGCATACAGTCATAGGGTTTACCCTTAGTGACATATCGTTATGATTTATAACTAGTTGCGAGAGAGTCACGGTGGCTGCTTTATTGGGGTACTTGAATTCTAGGTTTAGCATTGTGTTCCCTCATACGTTCTCTATTGATTCCCTCTTACTATCCCTTACTGGTTCACTTGAATCGGGGCTGTTAGTTGTTCCCGACCTAATATTTAAAATACTCAGATCATCGCCTGGTCTAAACCCCTGATTGTGAGCTTCACTGTAAAGGTCTAATACGTTCTCAAAACCCCTGCACAAATTACCCTTGCCAGCCGCCAATAGAATCATTCTTTGAGGGTTTGTCAGTGTTCTTTGAAAGTACTTAGTCTGAGGTTTTGAGGGTCTTCCCATGTTTTGCCTAAAAATTGAATTATTTAATTATTGCATACTTTAATTCTAGGGGTAAATACTTATAGGGTTTTGGAGGGGTCAATAGAATCAACAAGTTACAGCGACTGGCACGTTTCTTTTATGCTTATATAGTGAGAGGGTAGATTTTTAGCCCTCTCTTTTATCAACTCTTAACAGGTTTCAACATGGATAAAACAACTTACAAAACGATTCGCAGATCAATTCGAGACAATGGTCTGCGCTACACCATGCACCATGCACAATGCACGGGCAACATTCCCACACTGACAATTTGCGACTTTGTGGCGAACACAATGCGACTGACTGACTGGCTGGCATTACGTCAATCATTTTCACGCTCAGAGAGGGCTTCTATAGCCTTTAAATTGACTACTTCAACACATGGAAAGGTCTAAACCATGATTTACTCTTTTATCAAATGCAAATCAGGGTTAAACGCTGTAGCAAAGGCCCGTAAACAAGGGGCTAAACCTATTGCCTATGCTTGTAATGGCATCATGGGCACATATTGGGTTTTTGAGACATTCGATGAATTAAATGCTTGGAAAACCCGTCAATCGGGAAACCCGCATTTTGAAATAATCTAAGGGGCAAACAATGCACGATCAATTTTTAGACTATGCCGCTGCCCTTGCAATAGCCTTAGTACTTTGCATAGGTTTACTTGATTATTTTGACGTTTTGGTCAAATAACTAGGGTTTTCACTGATTTACTAGGGGTTTTGTGCCCCTAGAATTGTATTTTTTAACTGTAAATAGGCGTCAAAATGATCAAAATTTCAAATACTTCCAAATTAAACGCTCGCTCATGGAGCTTGCAAGCCCTTGATACATGCCCTGGTTCGTGGGCAGCGCCTGGCGAATTAGTAGATGCTTGCAAGGGCTGCTATGCCACTACGGGCAATTACAATTATCCTAATGTAAAAGCCCCTAGATTGTCTAATCGGGAGGACTGGCAACGTTTAGACTGGGTTTCCGATATGGTTTCCGAATTGGATCAAGATCGTTATTTCCGCTGGTTTGACTCTGGGGACGTTTACACGCTGGGTTTAGCCGAAAAAATACTTGAGGTAATGATTCGCACACCATGGTGTAATCACTGGCTGCCTACTCGTATGCATAAATTCCCCAAATTTGCTCACGTTTTCGCACAAATGGAAGCTTTACCGAATGTTAAGGTTAGATTTTCCAGCGATTCTATTCAAGGGGAATATATCGAGGGTTTGCATGGATCAGTTATCGGCCCTGATGTTGCTACTTTTCAGGCAAGGGCTGGGGTTCAATTGTGCGAAGCATATGCACATGGTGGAAATTGCAACGGCTGCAGGGCTTGCTGGTCTAAAGACGTGCCACTGATCGCTTATCCCGCTCATGGCCAAAAAATGGCACGTGTGATCAAGTTGAAGCAAATTTAAGGGGCTGACAATGACACAAATTGATGCGCTCACACAATGCTTAATTTTAGCCCTTACCGCTCCGAATGACCAAAAAGCGGATCAGGCAAGCGAACTAGCGGAAAAAATAGCCTTCGGGTTATCAGTTGATCAAGTTGAAGCTTGCAAAATTGAAGCTTTAGAATTTGTGGGGTTTGAATGATCTATGCAATAGCCGCCCTAATCCTTAGAATTCTGTCAGGCAAACGATAAACCCAGAACCCGCCCTAAAAAGCGGGTTTTTTGTTGTCTAAAATTTAAGGGGCTATAAGCTCTTTTTTTACGTCAAGCATAGTAGATATGCACAAGGCTAAAAAACGGCTTAAAAGGGGCTTTTATCGGCTCTGGTGGGCATTTCCTCGCTTAGTTTGCGTATGGTTTCATTCAGGGCTGACAATTCGTCCATTTTATAGACGTTCCATAACCTACGTTGACCATGTATCCCGTTTAAACTCCCACGATGACAATCTGCACATAGTGGCATTGATGTGAACCATTGGCCTTGATTGATTTCGTGGCATTCGCTAGGTGCTGATGCGTCACAAATAATGCACGACATGGCCTTGATTCTAGCGATGTGTAATCTCTCGCTTGCAGTAGGTTTAGCCTTGTTTTTGCTTTGCATTATTGGGTTGCTTTTTGCTCTATACGGGCTGAATATTGGGCGGTTCTCCAGCACTCGACCTTGGCTTGTGCGGCTGTCATTAACCAGCGATAGCGTTCCTCTATTTCAACGGCTGCCCTGATTCCTTCGAGTATCTCTACATATTCGGGGTGTGCATAAGCGAATGTATCCTGTTTTCCAAGCACTTCAGTACCAGCAAGGCTTTTCAGTTGTGCGTGTTTTGATCGCTTGAATTCCTCTAAGAACATACGATCAGACTTGGCCTTCGCGTAGAGTGGGGCTGTATCCACGATAAATTGGATTGCACGGGTAGGCTCATTCATTTGATAAACCCTTCATAGTGTCGGTAGGTAGGGGCTACTTCATCTCTACCGCATCTCCTGCCATGCTCGTTAGCCTCTTGCAAAGCCTGAAAAGCCCATTTGCAGTTAGTGCATACCCAGTACGGAGGGTTGCCTGGTGCGTCTTTCTTTTGTTCAATCATAGGTAACGACCCTTTGTCGGATAATTTTGGCGCAATCTTGAATAGTTGTTCTCTCTACTTGGGCAAATTCTGGTTGATCGAGCCACTCTAGGGTCATGTTTTCGACCAGTTTTGCGTCTTCCTCTCTCTGTTGTTTGGCAACTAAGATAGCAAAGCGTTCAAGTGCTTTGGGGTGCGTTATGTGACAAGCTGGCAAATTGGCCTTTTGCGCCATTTTGTAGATTTCGTCTTTGGTCATGTTCTTTCTCTAATCAAGTCCATTTGAACGTAACCAGTTGAATCATCCAAAATTTGGATTATTTCATTGCGTTCATGTTCTCTTACCAATTCGGCAAAGCGGCTAAGTTCATTTGCGTATGCCCTAGCTTCCCAATTAACCAATCCCGCCTCTTGTGCCATGCGAACAATATTTTCTCTATTCATGTTATTTCAACCACTAGGTTGCCGTTTGATCTTATGTAGTCTTTGGTCTTTTGGATATATTTCTCAAAATCCGACCTTGGAATGCTTGATTGTTGTAAATCAGCATATTCAATTAAATCCCTTACTGCTTGAATTCCCTCACCTGATAAACCCATCTTCTTTGTGTTTTGATAGCGTTCGGATGCTTGATGTAGGGCTTCTTGTGCTTTTTGGCAAACAGGCATAACCTCATCTTTTCCGATGTTGTTTCTTGCCATCGTTTCGGATAGGTTTAGAACGTCAACAAGGGTTCTCCAATCGTGGATTGTCCCTTGTCCCTTGGTCATGGCTTCTAGGGCTGAATATTCCATCATTCTTAGCTTGTCCAACTTATCCCTTTGAGTGATTGAAGCACCGACCACCGCATGAGTGATCGGGTCTATCAATGCCCAAACCTTGCGCTTGGTCTGCTTTCTCATACATCTTCGGTTTTGTAGTTCAGTTTGTGGTTCTGAAACCGCATGGCTGCCTCAATGTCTAGTTCTTTGAATTGCTCGTCAGAGAATAGCCCTATGACATTGCGACCCTCAAACCAAACCTCTTTGATGGACTCGTTATAGGTTGTCTCTCCATCGTTTTCATACTCGTAAACGACAGTAACCACTTCGCTGCCAGCACCTACTGTTGTGTCAAATTCCCAAGTTTTTTCCATGATTCACTCCTGTTAAAAATTAAATGTTATCAATGTTTTTCTGTTTTTCTATTAGGACTTACCCTAATCTAGGCATTCTTTTACGCAAATATCAACGCCTGGCAGACTTGAATAAACCTTCGTAACGTGGATGTTGATGATCTGAGAATCATCATGGTAGACAACCCCGTTCATGCCATCTTCCACACTTTTTAGGATATTACTTGCGTCAGGCTTCTTTGTTGGCTTCTCTGACCCGTTATCAATGGCTTCTAACCGCTTTTTGGTGCATGACTTAGGGATTGGCACTCGAATGTAAAGATAAAGGCTCACAGGGGTTTCTAGGGCTTCTGAGCTACCCATTGCCTCGATTGCAGCATCTTTGATTAAAGTCTCATAGTTTCTTGTCTTCTCAGGGGTATAGGTGGAAATAAAGTTCCCTCGCCTTGCATACCTAGCCCTTTGTTTTCCAACAGGGTTAGCGTCTACTTTAAAATTGACCATGAAAGTCATAGAAGTGTCCCATCTTTGATTCGGTTCATATATTCCCTAATTCTGTCTCTAGCACCTATGCCATAGATTCTTTCGGCTCTCTCAAGTCTGGCACGAATAAGGTCTCTGTTTTTACTGCCTTCCCAATTCCGATAAAGCTCTCTGGCCTCGGCTTGCTCTAGGATCACCCTATCAGACTCATTAGAGATGTTTTTTCTACTGTATGCCATAGGTGTATACCCTAGTCCAAGTCACCAGTAAGCTCTAAGGCTTGGTTTATCAGGTGTATCGGAAATGGTACGCCTTCACGCACCTTGTCTAGTAGTCTCATGGCTTCAAAGTAGTTCACTCTGCTGCCTCATAGGTCATTTCAAAAATATCTGGCTTGCATGGATAGTGCTCACCCTTTACGCCAGTAATTATCCAGTCTGCGGGAGTCACTGTATGCTCACCTTCCAGTGTGTAAACTTTTCCAAAACCTTCTTCTCGGTCGTGCTTTTCTACTGCAGGATGGTCGCCATCTTTAAACCATTGTGTGGCCTCAATGACTACGGGTTTCTTTCTGAATTTCATTTCATTTCCTTAGTTGGGCTAATCTAGCTCTGATGTGGTCTGGCATTGGTGAGGCTTTTTTGTTGTCAGCCTCAATCTTGGCAAGGGCAGGGTCAATTTGCACTTCAACTTTGATCCCGAATGATTCAGGAATCTCAGCCCCATCCCATCGTTGTTGGTTCAGATAGACCAAAGGTGCGGGAATGAAAGCACCATCGTCTTTTCTCCAAGCATCTGTGGTTTTCATCCACTCTATGTGTTTGATGACCTGATCTGCACAGGTATCACAGTAAAACTTCTTCCATTTCACTCTACAGGCAGACTTACCGCCTTTTCTGAATGATTTAGGCCAAGTCTCCCAGAATCTCTCAAAGTTATCCATGTTGTTTTCTTTAGACATAGGTTCTCCAAGGGTGGATAGAGGGGTTTCTATCCGACCTTCTCCAAGCATTATGGTATTCATTATTGACTCCTATTGACTTAAATACAAAACGCCCCAAGTGCGCATGACGAGTTAATTCGCTTATACATTTGGCCTTGTTCCACCGTTGTACCAAATGCTTTACCAGTCGCTTAACCAACGCTGGTCGGCAAACAGGGGGTGTTTCCTGATGTCGGTGTTTTCTTCCAAGCCATCCATGCAGATGCACTACTATCGTGTGGAGTACGGAAGCTATGATAGAAATAAAAAAGCCGCTTGCAACTGCCCTCTGGTGGTAGTCTTTCCTAAATTCACTCCTACTGGAACTTAGGAAAGACAGAGAGCATGTGCAAACGGCCTTAACATTGTTACCTACCACAGCAACAACTTTATTGTACACAACTTTTTATTGTGTCAAGAGGTTTTTTTCAAATAAATTGATTATTTGTGATTTCATTTGTTGGTTTTCTGCCAAACAAACGAATAGCTTGGTTGTTCATAGAAGCATATTCAGCCTTAGAAAAGATGCCTTTAGCGTTCCTGATGTCAAAGGGATTTAGCAGATCACGAGGCTCTTCTACCTTTTCAGCCTCAATCATGTGTGGTTCTAGGGTGTACTGAGAAACCCATGACCGACCTAACTTAATTTTCCCAATTTTTAATTTCTTCTTGTAGCTCATCTTTGTGCAACAAGCTGCAATAGACAATCTTGGTATGCCAGTTAAATCCTCTAGTTGGTAGGACGTAAGTGGGCCGTTTTGTAATGCTCTGATAACTGCTTCTTGGGTCATTTGTAAAGGTTCTCCAGGTTGATTGGGCGGTTTAGATGGAGTTCTAGCGTTCTGGCAAGCAAAGCTGTTACAGCCGCATCAAAGTCCTCTGGTTCGGTTGTATAAGCATCTGCCATTGTTTGAGAGTACCCAAGCAAGGCTTCAGCGCATCTTTTTTCAAGTATTTCAGTTTTCATACGAGTAGCCTAGCATGATAAAAAAGTTACGTAAATTCGGGAAAACCCTAATAGAAATTCAGGAATCTATGTGGCACATTATGGGTGTGGGCAAACAGTAACCCACATTTTAATAAACCTATAGGAGTGAATATGAAGACATTGTTTGAACAGTACAGAGAGCAATTTGCAGACATTTTGTACTGCTGTTATTGCTTAGAACCAAAAGGCGAAAACTACAGATGTTGCGATGAGAACCACTTTATCGAATTCCAAGAATTAGATATTGAAGAACAGAAAATCATCATCGATGACGAATTAGATCAAAATCAAAGGAGTTAATATGAGTACTTACACAAATGATCCAAACCAACCAGGTCTTTTGGTTGAACGCAAAGAGTTAATTGCAAAACTATTGGCAACAAATGTCAATGGTCATCTTGAGAAAAAGAACGGCTTGTCCTACCTGTCATGGGCTTGGGCATGGGCAGAAGCCCTCAAAGCTGATGCAGACGCTACCTACAGGGTAGAGATGTTTGATGGCAAATGCTTCATGGACATTAACGGCACAGCAATGGTGTTCGTTACAGTCACTATGTTTAAAAAGCCCATGACTTGCCAATTGCCTGTGATGGACTACCGCAACAAAGCAATACCCAATCCCGATGCCTTTGCAGTCAATACCGCCATCATGCGGTGCATGACAAAAGCCCTAGCCTTACATGGACTCTCTCTGTACATCTATGCGGGTGAAGACTTGCCCGAAGAGGGCAGATCAGTAGTGATTACGCCTACTCAGGGCGCACAAGATAATATTCCTCCAGAGGAATTACAGTACTTGCAAGAGATGGCAGTTGAATTGATTGCTACCTGTGAGCAAGGTGACCCCAAGGCAGCTTGGGATAAGTTGGAAGGAGAGAACCTTGATGCAGAACAAAAGATTGCTCTGTGGACACTCCTACCTAGTAAAGTGCGTTCGGCTTTGAAAAAGGCTAAGGAGTTATAAATGGAAAGTGAAGACATACGTCCGATAGATTTTTTGCCTAATACATTTATCTCCAGAGATGGTCGATTATGGAGGAATGGCAAAGAAAAGAAATTTACTGTTGCAACAATTGGTTATGAAGTTGTTAGTTTTTCAAATAATGATAAAACAAAGACCTATTACAAACACCGATTGCTTCTTCATGCTTTTGTTGGCAAATGTCCAGATGGTTGCGAAGTACTGCATATCAATGGAAATAAGTTAGATAACAGGCTTGAAAACTTAAGATGGGGGACAAGAAAAGAAAATGTTGCCGATTCTATTAAGCATGGAGTAGCAACTATTGGTGCAAGAAATGGTCAGGCGCAATTAACTGTTGACATGGTTAAAGTCATTCGTCAATCTAAGTTAACAAAAGATTCTGTAGCAAAACTATCGGATCAATTCCAAGTATCTAATTCTGTAATTAGAAAAGTTTTAAATGGATTGACATATAAAGGAATATGAAAATGGAAAATAATCGACAAGAGCAGCGGAATAACAGTGGCGTACTTTTCCGCAATGACAAGCGTGAGAACGAAAAAGCTCCAAGTTATAAAGGTAACATAACTGTTGATGGCAAGGACTACTGGTTAAGTGCTTGGGTAAAAGAAGGAAAGTCAGGCAAATTCATGGGGTTAGCAGTATCTCCTAAAGAAGAATATAAAGCCAAACCTTCTGAGAGGTCTAAGGCTACTGGCTTTGATGACGAATCTTTGCCATTTTAAGGAAAATAAATGAACTACTACCCTGAAGAAAAAGCAAACCTTGCTATTCAATCTGCTCAATTCGTTGACAGGAATCCAACTGTAGAGGAAAACCTTGACGAGAGGATTCGTTATCTTGAGTCAGAGTTGCAAAGATTAAAAGATTCAAAAGAAAGCCTTGCACCGCTTCTGAAGATGAAAATTCGAGACATTCGACAGGCGATGGATTATTAAGTTAATATAAACCCGAGGGGAGAGCTGTGCAAAGGATTTTCCTTGCTTGCAGACGAGCAGTTTTCCCCTCACCCAATAGGAGTCAATAATGGATATTAAAAGTGCTTTCGATAGGATATTTCCTAACTTTCCACGAGTTAGGACTACAGACCCTCTCACTTCGTTTGAAGCAGCAGAGTCAATCAAGCCAGTAGTCAACAAACACTATGACATCATTCTGGAGTGTTTACAGACCTATGGTGCGCTTGGAAAGGATGGAATCTCATCACTGACCAAACTAGAGAGCAATCAGGTTGCAAGACGTTTAAACGAGATGCAAAAGATTGGTCTTATTCATCTTACTGGTAAGACAGTTAAGTCCAACTCAGGACGCAACGAAAGGGAGTGGTCAGCATGATTGAACTACCACCGCATTCCAAGATTAGCTACCCTTCAGTGCCGACAGAAGACTTTAAGTGGGAGTCAGGATCGGATGTCCAGGCACTATGGAGAAAGCATGGATGGACTCCACCTTCAGAGAAGATGTTGCCGCCACCACCTGAGAAGCCTCAAGAGTTTCCACTAAGGAGGGTTAGATGAAAACAGATGAAGATGATGAGTTTGACAGAATAAAACGAGAAAACGCTATGTACGAAGTTCAACGATTAGGACAAGAAATACAAGGTCAGCCATACCACTTTGATACCTATGTCTCACCTTCACAGAGAAACCAAGTTCTTGAGGAAGTGGCTTTAGAGTTTGACAAGATGCCTTTTGGTGACACAGCACATAGTTTTGCTGCTTTTGTCAGGGGGATGAAGCAATGACTAAAGAAGCATTGAATTTGGCATTGGAGGCGTTGGAGGTGGCAAACAGTTGCGTTGACGGCTACTACATCCCGAGAGGAAAGACACATTTGCCAGAAATTGAATTAGCTATCATTGCCATAAAAGAAGCCTTAGCCAACGAAGCCCTCGACAAGATGGCAGAGAACGCCAGAGAGTTAGGGCTGGACTATGAGCCACCACAGGAGCCTGTGGCGTGGATATGGGAGAAAGAAGATGGTTACACATCTATTGAAACTCACCGCCTAAATGATGAAGATATGAAAAATGTTGGAGTTAAAAGCATGAAGCCTCTTTATGCCAAGCCTCAATTTATTGGTTTATCAGAAGATGAGATTCTTTTAATCTCTGCTGACTGTGCCGCTACCCATCAACACACGGACATCCACTTTGCCAAAACCATTGAAGCCAAACTCAAGGAGAAGAACTGTAGCCTATAAGCTACTTTGCCAACAGATAAAGCCCCACATTGCTAAAGGCGTACCCTGCGTACACGATAGCCATGTAGGGGTTTTCTTTATAGAGCTGTTCACCAGCAATGTAGGCGTAGATAGCCCCTGTAAGAATGATTAGCCAGGCACTCAAAATGCACCTACATCAATCACTTCACCACGAAACTCCACATGGTCTTCACTAAAACGATGGACGAGTTCAGGCCATAAAAGCTGACCATTGAAGAAGTTTAACACCGCAAAGCCTGACCTGTGATTATTTGGGTTAAGTTCAGCATAGGTAAATTGAGGCCCGTCAGTCTCAGCCAAAGTACCTGTATCAACACCAAACCGATTCCCGTTGTAGTCAGAAAAAGGTGTTACTTTCAAAGAATGTAGATGTCCTGTGATGATGGACACACCCGCATTGACAGTGTTGTTGTGGGCAGCGTGAACACCATTCTTATATCGGTGCTTAACAATCACTTTAGAAGTAGGCCATACTGCCCAACAGAAGTCCCAATTTGGGATATGGTCTGTCAACTTGAATCCAAACACTTCTTTAAATTGTGGTGCGTGTTGCGCTAACCGATTGCCAAACCGAATATCATGGTTGCCCCATGTAAACACTAGCTTTACATTGTGACGAGCTTCTTTAGCGGTTTCCTCAATCTCTTCCAACGCAAATTGCGTAGCTTTTAACTCTTGAATGACAGAAGTCTGAGGTTGGTCAGTTACATCGTGCCTCGATATAGACGCTCCATCAAACGCATCCCCGTTACATATTACTGCCTTGGGTTTGAACTCTTGTATAGCCCATAGAAGCCCTTTAAAGGCTGTTGTTCGTTGTCCAATGAAGTGGGCATCTGAGAACACAATCACAGTCCCATCCAGTATGCCAAGGTCAATCTGTTTTAATGGAGAAAACGACTGTTTCCTAGCATCATACAAAGCACCTCTATGGTTAGAAGCATTTAACTTGATGTTATGAAACTTCTCCATGTTGCGTCTTCTTGAATGGATATTTCTTATATTGACACCAAGTATCTTTGCTAGTTTTTCAGCAGACTGGTGTTTGTCCCAAAGAGCAATAAACTCCTCATCGGAACAAGCCTCACTATGATTAACAGCCGCCATTTGAATCCTTAGAAAGTAACTTTTCTAGCAAATTGATTATGCGGTGCTCCTGCATTTCCCTATCGTCATCAGAGGACTTAGGGTCTTGAGCAACAACCATCAGATCGTGCAGAAAGATATGCAACAACTCATGCAAAGCAGTCCTATCTAAGCTCTCTGGAGTTATCTTTTCAGCCCCAAAGTCTCCTATGCGATACACAGCCAATCTAGCGTTAGGCGTAAACTCAACAGAAGCCATTGCTTGCTTGGCAGGTTTACTTCCCTTTTCTATTCTCCAATCCCCAAGACTAAGCACTTGTTGCCACTTTCTGACACTTTGTGCAAAGAGTTGTGAATGTTCTGGCGTAGGAATGTTAGGCATTTCAACACCTTATAGCAGAATTGTTACAGTTTAGTTTAAGAAGCCAACACAAGTAAAGCGTGATCTATGTGCTTTATGCGGTCTTCTAGCCCTATAAAACCGCCATTTATCTTCTTGGTTAAAGTTTTGTAATCTTTGGCATCAGCATATTGGTTTAGCTTATGAGTGTCCCAAAACCACCCCGCAGTCAGGGCAGCGTACTGAGGTGTAGCCACAAGATCGGGGTTTGCCCAGAAGTCAACGCCCAAGGCTTTGCCTGCGTGAAAATAAGAGCTAGAGCCAGTGAGCTGTATACATCCTCGGCCTCGGAAACGATACCCATCCCCAGAGGCTTCATCCCTGTTGCCCATACGATTGGCGTAAACAGTATTGGCGATAAGCTTTGGATTTCTCTGACACGCTTGAGCCTTGGCAGCATCAAAGCGTTTAGGCCATGTTTTCATTAGACCAGCCGCAGAGTATGACAAACCCTCTTCAAGCATCCTGAAGTTCCCACATTCATGTCCACATTGACCAATGAAAGCCGCCTTTCTGAGGGGATTCATAATGTCAAAGCGATCAAAAGTAGCATTAAGAGCATCCACCCATTGCTCACCAATGTGCAGTTCTTTGAGTTGTTCTTTACTGACCATTGACTAATCTCCTTACTTCTTCGTAGGCGGCAACGCAGGAGTTAAGTTTGACGATGGCTTTGTCTCCTTCGGCTGCGATGTCGATAAGAGCTGCAATAGTCTGTCGCTCAAGTTCGGTTTCAGTGGTATCTGTGGGTTGTGGATTTCCAAGGGCAATGGGGGTACTTGCATTGGTTTGTGGACAACTTGGGGCTGGGAGCCGCAACCTGCCAGTCCTAGCAAGCTCATGCATAGCAGACTGTTTTTTCTTGACATCATCTTGGGCCTTTCGTAATTGAGTTTCCTGATCCTGTAACTTAGAACCTAGCTCTTGCTCTTTAGCCCTAGATTCCTCGTTCTTCTTGGCAATGGCAATCTTCATGTCATGGTCTCGATCTGCCCATCCGTAATGATATCCACCTCGATATGTACCAAAAAGGGCAATTGATAAGCCTAACAATAGATAAGGCAGTGGTATTCCGAACATTATTCAGCCTCTTTTCTAGCTTGTGCTAATTCTTCACGCTCTTGGTCATCTTCTAAATGGTCAGGAGGTGTAGTGGGAGGAGGGCCAGGTGTCCAAGATTCATCCAACTCTGGGTTCTTCCAAACAGGCATAGCACCAAAAGGTTGGCTAGGCAAACCATACGCAGATTGCGGAGGTGCATAGGACGAGTTAAAACCGCCCTGAGAGCCTCCATAGCCCATTGGTTGACACATTGGTTGCGTTGGAGGATTAAATGCCTTAGAAGCAGTAGACATAGCCCGCTTACCAATAACCCCACCAATACCGCCTACGATCAGCAGAACAATGTCGTTCAGCATCTTGGTATAGGCTTGGTCAATCGGAGCCATACTTTTGATAGGCTGAGTCACGAACGTGACAGAGTAGAGCAATGCACCAACAATAAACATGAGGATAAGTGTGACTGCAACCACAACAAACCCCCAAATTCTTACTTCTATCTCTTCAGTTGTTAGGTTTAACTTCGTCAATCTTTTTCTCCAATATTGGTGCTACTAAGTATTCAGGGCAAGTCTGAGTAAATTGGCATCTGGGTTTCTGGCAAGGTTCAGCATGGAAATTGTCTGGGTCTTGGCAAAAATAGCGATACTTTTCTTCACACCCTGATAGCATAAGTGCTATAAAAATCAGTAAATATCTCATACTTTGATGTCCACCAATCTAGCCCATTGGGTCTTGATTTCCTGAACCTTTTGTTGGTGTTCAGCTTGTCTGGTTAACTCTGCCAAACGCTTCATGTTCTGTTGGTGGATCACTCGGTGAGCCTCTGACAACATTTGAGCATTCTGTTGGTAAGTGGTAATTCTCATTTCCCTAACCCAACCCTTCCAAGTAGAAGATTAACAATCTTGTCCGACAAATCGTCAGGCAAGAACTTTAAGAAGCCAAGAAACCATAACGCCACACACCCATAAACGAATATCTTTAGGGCTAAATCAAAGGTTTTCTGGTACTCATTCACCGACCACACCTTTTGGTAGTCTCACAAAAATCCATGAGTTCGTAAATACCAATAGCAACCAAAAACAAAACAAATGCCACACCACCAATGATGATGGCTAACTCATTCATCTCGTCTTCCTTCTCTTTAGCCTTCTTTTCTGCTCTCTCTAAAGCCCTAAGTTCTCTGGCATCATCTATGTCCATCTGGTCTTGACGGGCTTTAATCTTGTTCCAAACGTCAACCTTACCTGTGGTCATGAAGAGCATCTTTAACTCTTCCTCAAACGCTCTAGCCTGTTCAAGAGCCATCTCAATCTGGAGAGCAGTCCCCATGTTTGAGCCTTTGCCCTTCTTCGCCTCAATCAATGCCTTGGTAGCGGTACTCTTGGCATCGAACATCTTGCCAATCATCGGAGCAAGAGAACCTAAATCATTGGCGACCTTACTCGCCTTCTTAACCATCGAAATAGCTTGCTGAATGCCAGCTAGAGCCGTTAGTGGATCGATCATTTCACCTTCTCCCATTTAAGACAGATAACCCTTCGGTTATACACATCTCCAACCCAAGTCCATTTAACACATCGGTACTCTATGGTTGCCGCCAAGAGAAAGGCGATCACGGAAATGCCCAAACAATAATATAACTACAAAAGATTACAAAACAGAGAATCAGGACTGCTACTGAGATAGCAAACAGCCCGTCTTTCATTACTCAACAGGAACTTCAGTCCCAACCTCTTTAGCTGCTGCGGGAACGATAAACGATTGAGTAAATGCCGCACGAGTAGGTTCATCCATCAACTTCATCAAAGATGAAACAAACTCATTTGTCCTACCTTTTGGTATTCCAACAGTCATAAACTGAGCTAAAGAACCTGGGTTCATCATCAATTCAGCCATCTGCCTGTTGTAAGCGTCAGCGTTGCCTCTTTGCAAATACTCTACTGCAGCCTTCATCAAGGTAAATGTTCTGTTTAGCAGTTGAGGTGCGTCCTTGGCGACATCTGGGCCACCAATATCTAATGCTCCAACTTTTCGTGCAAGTTCTTTTGCTTTTGAATCACGCCTAAGATCAGCCAAAACATTGTTAACAGAAGCAACTTCCTTTGATGTCAAAACGTCAGACAACTTCTCAAATCTTGGAATTCCAGTAGATTTCTTAATTGTTTGAGCCGCATTTTCTACAGCAACAGAAAATTCACCAGCGGTCTCTTTGCCTAAAGGAGTGTTTAAACTCTTAGACAAATAATCGCCAATCTCCATGCGGTTAAGTTTTTTACTGTAATCAGCATAAGAAGTAAGATATTTACTCCACAATCCATCAGATGACTTATTCAATGACGCATCAATAAATTGCTTTGCATTACCCAAGGCTTTAGCCGCTTGTTGAGGAATTCCACCAGAAGCATATTGCTCACCAAGATTCAACATTTTTGCAACATCTTGATTTGATATTTTTCTAATGTTTTCGTAAACATCTCGGCTATTTAACAAACCATTTTCATCAGCCTTAGACGCAACTTTATCCCTGATTCCTTGCAAAACAGCTTTGCTTTGGTCAGATGTTGTGCCACGTATAGCCTTATCTAACTGCTCTGTTAAATCAGAAGCACGTAATGGGAAAAACCCGTTTTGTTCCAAACTGTTAAGTTGGAATTGCTTGAGTTGTGCTTCTCCACGCAATGTACCTGCAAGCTCTTTGTATGCTTTTGCACGACCTGCCGCTTCTGACGCAATATCACCGGCAGACAACCAACCAGGCTTTCCTTTTTCAGCCAAAGATTTTTGAATTGTTGCGGCTAAACCAGTCATCCCAGATGTTTGTTCAGCAGCTGCCAAGCTATTAAACTTATCTGAAATCTCTTTTTCTAACTTAGTAAAGATAGGCCCTGCAAGATTGGTTTGCTCTAATGCAGCCTCACGCATTGGAGTTGTTACTTCTTCTCTTTTTGCAATTACAGCAGCTCTTTGAGCCTCTGTGCCAGCAATAGATTGAAGTTCTCTAGCTCTAGCCGCCTGTTGTTCAACCAAACGTTCTTCAAAACCACCTGCAACTTTAGGTTTAGCTGCAAGTTTCTTTTGTGCCGCAGCCAACTCAATAGCAGTTGGAATGTCTGAGATTGCTTGTGCCGCAGTAGGTCTTGATCCAGAAACAATTTCTTTGGCATCACGCAATGCTTCAATAACTTTTGTTCTATCAGGGCCAGCAAGCTCATTTAATTGTTTTTGCATGAACTCTTGGCGACCAGATGGAGTTAAGCCCTTTAGCGTGTTTAATAGACCGCCAACAGCCTTAACACCGCCTTCAACAATAGGGCCAAGAATAAAACCAGTAGCCATTTGCTCTAATTTGCGCTCACCAAATTGTTCTACAGGTGCATTTACTGGTTGTAAAGCACTTAAAGCCGCACCAGTGCTTCCAGAACGGGCTATGTTAGCCATTAGACCAGCGCCAGCAACAGGTGCTTGCGTTGCCCCTACCAAACGATTAACAGGGCTTACAACGTTACCAAGTGTTTGAAATACATCAAAACCACTACTACCAACTCTTGCTCGACCTTCTTGAGTTGCTTTTTCAACATCACTAACAAGTTGTGTTGCACCTTTTTTAATCTCGCCACCAAACAATCCTGTGCTTGCCAATAATTGATTAACTGCTAATGCAGGGTCAACAACTGCACCTTTGATTGTTCTAGCAATAGGACTGCCCGCACCAAACATCAACTCCATGTTTGAAACGGGTGTTGTTTTCATACCAAGTTGAGTATAAAAAGTGTCTTTTGGAATATCAGAGTAAAACTTTGAGTGAAAAGCATCGGCTAACTGCATATCAGTCATGTCCGAATACTGTGGGTACTGTTGACGAATTTCAGCAATCGTAGCCATACAAACTCCTTTAACGAATACCCAATGGGTCAGCTTTATCTTTTTCAGGCTTTGCGGCTTGACCTTTTAAATACCTTGTTGAGATATTTTCAATAATTGCCAAATTAGCTTCTTTGGTCATTTTCTCACTACCAAGAGAATCTAAATAGGTTTTCAATTCAACGTTAGAGTTCAATTGTTGTGCGCTCATGCCTGTTGCCTCTTTGATGGCATTAAGCAATTGCAGACGAATGCTCTTTAACTCATCACGTTTTGCTTGAGTTTTAGTACCCAAGGCTTGACCAGCAATTTGACCTGCAGTTCCTGATTGCAATGATGTGACCAAGTTTGCCAAAGGTTGCTTGGATGTACTTGTCATTCCACCCAACTTGTAAAGATCATTTACAAGCGTTTTGGCGGTTTCAAGAGTATCGGATAGAACCTCTTTGCCTTCTGCCGCTTTTTCTGCTTTTTCTTGTGCCTTGAGAACTGCCGCACTTGGGCCTTTAAGGGAGGCAGCAAGAACAGCCAAATCTTGTTTCGTTTGGTTTTGCATTTGTGCAATTTGCATAGCTGTAGCACCACGCTCACGAGCCGCTTCAATCTTGGCATCTGCCGCGACTTTAGCTCTTTCTAGCGCAGCATCAGCCGCAGTTTTAGCCGCTTCAGTCTTAGCTTGTGCGCCTTCTGTTCTGCTTTGAGCCGCTGTTAAAGCCGCCAAAACCTTCTCTGGTGGGCCATATTTGGTTAGAACTCCAATAACTTGATCTTGAGTTGCATCAGGGCCAAGTTTAGACAATTCATCACGCAATTGCTCTTCTTGCCTAACAGACAATTGAGTCTTAGCCGCAGTTGCCAATGAAGACTGTTCTGCCGCCCGTCTTTGTTGTACCAAAGCCATCTCACTCTGTGCTTGACGAGCATATTGAGCCAAAGCCATAGCACCTTGTTGGTCACCAGCTTGAGCAAGCATCTGAGCACCTTTCAAGATCGACTCAGGATTGGTTTGGTCAATCTGTTGGGCAATAGTGTTTCTAGCACTAATCAGCTTTAACTGAGGGTCTTCTATTCCCAAAGCACCCGCAAAACCACGACCTACTTGACCAACACTAGCACCCAACTGTGCACGAGCCGCAGCACCAGGGTCTAGTTGTGCTAATTCATAACCTCTTTTTAAGTCTTGTTGATACTGTTGACCCTGATACATCTCAGGAGTCATACCGAATAGACCTGCAATCATACTGTCTGCCATGATAATTCCTTACGAAAATAAACCGCCAAACACATTGCCAAGTGCCTGACCAAACATAGCATTAGGATTACCTGCCGCCATCAATGCTTGAGCATAAGGATTAGCAGTAGCGTTAGCACTTGTTGCTAAATTAGTACTTAGTTGAGCACCTGTTAAACCCAATTTTCCTACATTTGCTCCTGCTGTAGATGTCTGTTGAGCCAGATTAGTGCCCATAGTAAATGGTTGTTGTGCCGCAGTCTCTAAGCCTTGAACCTGACCTAAAGCAGTCGTATAGGGCGTATAAGCCGCTTGCTGACCACCATAGTATTGACCCATAGCTTGTGAGCCTTGGCCTAATAGACTTGAACCAAACAAAACATCTCTCTGACCTAATTGTTGAGCATTAGCCGCTAACTCAGCCTCTTGTCTAGCACGAGCGTTAAATAATGCTTGTAACTCAGGAGTAGTAGCACCCATAGTGCCACCTTGAGCAACAGATAAACCGCCACGACCTTGTTGTTGGAGTCTGTTTTGCAGATTAGCCAACTCTAACTCACGACCAGGTTGCAATAATTGCATCTGTTGATTGAGATAATTCTGTGCAACAGATTCAGGAGATTGAGCCAAGTATTGATTACCAAGATTAAACAAACTCTGTGCGCCTGTTTGCAGAGGTGCAAACTGTGCTTGTGCACCTTCTGCTTGTTGCAGACCAGACTCAGCCAACTTAACTAAGCGGTCTTGAGCATTCTTAGCTTCAGGACTTAGTGTGTATCCTGCGCTTGTCAGTTGACCTGTTACTGGATCGACTGCAAACTGTGAAGTGCCAAATCGTGTGGTCATTCCTACTGGCCTGAAAGCCGCAGATGCTTTAGCCGCAGCAGTCTCAGCATCAATCCTCTGTTGAGCCGCAAGAGCCGCTTCTTTAGATTGTTGCATCTGAAGCAAACTACCCGCAGTGCCTAGTCCACCAGAAAGCAGATTAGCCAGATTATTTACATTTAATCCTGTACCAAGTCCTGTTCCCACACCAGTTGTCAACGCACCTGTACCCAATGTTCCTGTGCCTAAACCAGTGACACCACCAGTAACGCCTGTTCCAGTTCCTGTACCTAATAAAGTAGTACCTAGAGTAGAACCCGTAAGAACTCCAGTTCCCGTCAATGCACCTGTGCCAGTACCAAGCAATGTTGTTCCAAGACCTGATCCCGTCAAAACGCCAGTACCTGCTAAACCTGTACCTGCGGTAATTCCTGCGCCAGTTCCTGTACCTAAACCTGCACCCGTAGTGCTAAGACCAAGACCGCCTGCACCCGATGTAATTCCAGTTCCTGTACCCATGCCAGTAACTGTAGACCCTAAACCAGTTCCCGTAGTAAGTCCTGTTCCAGTAGTAAGTCCTGTGCCAGCAGTAACACCTGTTCCTGTACCTGCGCCACCAGTAGTTAACAAACCAGTACCTGCCGCACCACCAGTACCATACAGAGCCGCAGACTCAGCCGCAGTTAATGCTCCTGTACCTGCGGGGATTCCACTTAGACCCGCCAAGTCTGAACCAATTACACCTGCTGTACCTAAAGCACTTGCGCCTGTCCCATATAAAGCGGCTGATTCTGCCGCAGTTAAAGCACCCGCACCCGCAGTACCGCCCAACTCAGCTAATGTTAAACCTGTTGTACCAGCACCACCTAAAGCTCCCGCACCACCAAACAATCCACCCGCAGCCGCACCACCTAAAGCGGCTAAAACTACTGGGTCTTTAAAGGCATCTACCAAGCCACCAAAGAATGATTGGTCTTCTTTAGTTTTTATGGTGTTTACAAGATCGCCAGTAGGACTGTAAACCTGAATTGGTGTTCCAACAGGGGATTTATAGTTAACATCGCCAGTTGGGACTTTTTCAACATAAACATTCTCAAGACCGCCAACTTGCTGATCCATACCAGAACCAGTAGTTTGATATTGAGGAGCAACACGAGTATCACCAAGGGTAATACTTGAGCCAGGAGGAACAGTAACCGCAACCCTAGAAAGCACCTCACCCTCTGACAAGCCAACAGCTTGAGCCATCTGAGCAGGAGAAACCCCATAGGTTTCCATTGCCTTAACAATTTGCTCATCGGTCATGCCTGGATTCCTAAGTAGGAAATCCACAATTTCTTGACTTGTGTACGCCATGATGTTTACTCCGCTTCTTTAGGAACTTGCGCTTCAGCCTGTTCTTTAATCTTTACGATAAGAGGCCACACGCCACTACTCGAAGGCAACTGCCCCAAAGTTTGCAATACAAAGTTAATCTCGTTAACGTCTAACTCTAATTTCATGCTGCACTCCAAGGTACGCCTGACGCTTGCGTAGGATTCTTCTGCAAAGCAATATTAGCCGCCAGAGCATCTTCAGTAGCTTGTTTATCAACACCATTAGCCCACACCCAATCTAATACTTCAGCCATAGTGACATTTGCATAGGGGATTGTGGGTGTACCAGAAGCCCATGAACTTGTTGAGTAGATTGAAGCCATGTAGTCGCCATCTACTGCACGGCAAGTCCAGTGCGCTTGTGTAATGAAACCCGTTGCAGTTTCGTAGTCAGTTTGGGTAATTACCCATTTGTAAGTAGTAGTCATGATATTTACCTTTCAAAGATTAGCGGCAGAAAGACGCTGAGTTATACGCAAACTTGCCATGATGTAATGCTCTTGCTTCGTCGGCAACCAAACCCGCAAGTTCTAGGTCTTTAAAGTAACCAATAATCTTGGATTTACCATTGACACATAACCTGACAAGCCATGCCTTACTGTGATTGTGCCAACTTACGCCACGAAAGCCTGATGTATTGTTTTTGCACATACCCTTGTTGTATTGGTTTTCGCTTCTAGTGGCTTCACGCAAGTTTTCAATGCGGTTATCTTGTTTGTCACCATTGATATGGTCAATTTCTTTTGGCAAGTAACCATGCTCAAGCAAGAAAATCAATCTGTGAACCTTGTGTGGCTTACCCATCCAAGTCACATGACGATAGCCAGTAGGATGGATTGAGCCAACTTCCTGACCAATAAGATACTGTTTGGTAAAGTGAGTTACTTTTTTCCAGTACAAATGACCATCTTTGTGGTCAAAGTATTCTGCGACTAATGCTTGATTCATAATTTATTATCCATTTAATACAGAACGAGAAACTTCAATCCATTCTGTGCCATTAAATAACAAAGCCAATGTTGCAAATTGAGCAGATGTAAAGTTAATTGAACCTGCTAGTCTTGCATTACTTCTGTTGATTGTTGTGTTTGCATCATTGAAAAGCAAATACAGAATTTGACCAGTAACTGCACCTGTAAAGTTGGTGATAGTAGTTGCGCTTGAATTGGAAATTGGCATATAAGTAATGCCAGTAACTGATGGAGTTGTTGCACCTGCTGTATAACTTCCACCACGATGAACAATGCCAGCACTAGCAGTTCCACTTACCGATAAATTGGTTGCACCTGGGTCACTTGTATTTCCCAATGACAAGCCACCAGAGGCGTGTAATGTAAGCGCCTGAGTAAAGGAGATAGCGTTCCCTGCTGTGCCTGATGCGGCTGTATTCCAAGTATGTGTGCCACGATATTGGTTATACAAAGCAGGGGCGTAAAGACTGTTTCCGTACTTCCATCCTGCGTTGTAGTAGCAACCTTCAGTAACATAAACATCTCCAGCACCGCCACTAACAAAAGCATTACCCGCAGAGCCAACTTCTAAAACAGTTCTGCTTGCCCAAGCACTCGGAGTAACTCCCAAGCCTAGATTGCCTGATGAGTCGAGTGTCATGTCATAGGCGGCACGATTTGTAAAGTTAGTGCCAAATCGAATTGCGGCATTTGAATATTGCAAAATATCAGCAACACCACTATTGCCTGATTTCTCAATAGTGAAATAATCACCGCCACCAAGATTTGCACCATCAGCATCTAATGCCAATACTGCTCTTCGGCTTGCGGCAGTTGCGCTTGATGTGTTGTAAAAGCCACCACCAGCGTTGTTTGCGGCAGTTGCATCACCAGTTCTAAACCAACCATTAAAACTTGCGCCAGTGCTTCCTACTACTTCCAGCCTTCCATTAGGTGACGAAGTACCAAACCCTACATTGATTCCACTAGCCGTATAAAGTGATGTAGGCGTAATACGAAAATTTTCTGCGTAACCAACACCAGTTGTAAAAATTAAATCATTAGCAGTTGTTGCATAAATTGCATTTAAAAGCGTACTTCCATTTAAAAATTCAAATATGCCACCACGAGAACTACCTGATATTTGAAGAACGCCGTATTCATTTACACCTGTATTTTGAAAACGACCGCTTGAACCACCTGTACTTCTTGATGCAGTTAATTGAGAGCCATCAAAAGTAAGCGCAGAACCAGTAGCCAATGCACTAGAACTAGATGCGTAAACCACACCGCCTGATGTGAATGATGTTAGGTTTGTACCGCCATTGGCAGTAGGTAAAGTTCCTGTCACTCCAGTTGTCAAAGGCAAACCAGTTGCATTAGTCAATGTTGCGCTTGTAGGAGTTCCTAGAATAGGGGTAACAAGTGTCGGGCTTGTCGCAAAGACGTTAGCACCGCTACCAGTTTCGTCTGTCAAAGCAGCCGCTAGGTTTGCACTTGATGGAGTCGCTAGAAAGGTTGCTACACCTGTTCCTAGACCTGATACACCTGTAGATATAGGAAGACCTGTAGCGTTCGTTAAGGTTGCGCTAGTAGGTGTTCCAAGGATAGGTGTGACTAGGGTAGGAGAAGTAGCAAATACTGCTGAACCACTACCAGTTTCATCTGTCAAAGCACCCGCTAATTGAGATGAAGTGAAAGAACCCAAAGAGGTAGCATTGCCAACAGAAGTGACTGCACCTGTTAAGTTTGCGTTAGTAGTGACGTTACCCGCAGTTAAACCAGAAGCAGTACCTGTGATGTTTGTGCCTACCAAGGCTGATGGAGTGCCAAGGGCGGGAGTGACCAATGTTGGGCTATTGGCAAACACCAAAGCACCTGATCCTGTTTCGTCAGATACAGCAGAAGCTAAGTTGGCACTGGATGGTGTACCCAAGAAAGTAGCTACACCCGTACCCAAACCACTCACACCTGTAGAGATTGGCAGACCTGTGGCGTTTGTCAAAGTACCAGAAGCAGGAGTTCCCAATGCGGGAGTCACCAATGTTGGCGAGTTTGACAACACTACATTGCCTGTGCCAGTAGAGCTAGTTACACCAGTACCACCATTGGCAACAGGCAACGTACCTGTGATGTCGCCAGTATTGATACTGATTGCATCCCAAGTAGCGTTAGTGCCATCAGTCTGAAGATACTTGCTAGAGTTACCTGTTTGGCTAGGCAATAGATTGTTCAAAGCCGCAGCCGCAGTAGAAGCACCAGTACCGCCATCAGCAACTGCTAAGTCTGTAATACCTGTAATAGAACCACCAGTAATTGCCGCAGCAGAGTTATCTGTCTTCGTAGAGATGGCAGTAGCTATGTTATTGAACTCAGTGTCAATCTCAGTACCACGGACAATCTTTAGCGGATCACCAGGAGATAAGTTATCCTTGGTGGCGAAATTCGTGGACTTTGTATAATTTGACAAGATTATTCTCCTTGTGTCAGATAAGCTAGTAACATTTCTAATTCTTGCAGAGTTGCATAACCTTTTATGCGATTAGCTTTCCAAGAGATAATTTGAATGTTATCTGGTGTGTAACCTTTTGTTGAATCTATGCGGTCAATACTAGGACTATTTTCTCTAAATCCAGCAGTATTGAATTCTAGTTTCATTCCAAAAATAGGGCAACATCCATCAGTAGGATAGATTGCTTTTATATCTTCAACAGTAATCGTATGTTCACGATTCTTATTTCTTGCTCGTTGTTTTGAAGCGTTGAGCAACATATTCAAACGGAAGTCAAAATCTTGTCGTTTGGTATTTAAATATTGTTTTTCGTAATCTCTGCGTTTTTGAGGATTTTCTACTCTACGCTTGGCTTGATAAGCAACGTCACATGAGCGACATTTATATTGCAATCCATCAGGAGATGCTTTGTTTTTTGTAAATGATGTAAATGGTTTTGGTTCTTTACAGCTATTGCAAATCTTTGTTGATTGAACAAAATTAAGAACAGTACTCATGATATTTTCCCGTTCTTAGATTGAATCTCAATCTTCTGAATTGACAACTGTGTGCCGTTAATGGTGGTTTCGTAACCAGTTTGAACAATCTTTCCCGCACCAGAAGCATTTACATCTAGTGTCTTGATAAGCACACCGCCAGAATACTCAGCAATGCCATATTCTGCAAGACCATACTCATAGTTCTTCTGTTCAGGAATGTAAGCATTTCCCGACAGATAGTTGGCAGCAAAGTCAAATCCCCACTTAATTGTAACGAACTGGTCAGAGCCACCAATCACAATTGTCTTGATTCTTTTCAAGATGGAAATCTGATTCTCGTTACCTAAATCTGCATGGTTCGTAAAGTAAGAAAACCGATAAGTTGATGCGTGGTCTAAGAAACTTGCATACTTACCAATGTATCCATTCTTACCAATGTATAAATCACCATTACGAAGCGAATAGAGGGACGTAGGAGCGATTGAATCCCACTTAGTGACCCTAGATGCACCATCTTGCAATTGCATCTTTGTATCGAAGCAGAAGACCTGTGCTGTTACTGGAAGAGTCAACAAGTAAAACGCATTCTTCTCTGAGTAAACAGACTTCAGATTAGCCAAAGTCTCTACTGCCAAAGAAGACACCAAGTCGGAACGAACATTCTTAGATAGGTCTCTCAAAGGAGCAGACTTCTCTTGAATAGTCCTCATCAGTGAGCGAACACCTGAGTCTGACAAGAAGATAACGTCTGTGCCGATACTCTGAATTGAATCACGAGCAATACACCCAATAGAGCCTACTGTGTCGCTTAACTGAAGCGTAGCAGGTGTAGTAGCACCAGAGTAAACAAGAATCTGTCGTTTACCAAAGATGAATAAGAAGTCATTGTGAGCCGCTAGACCCATGATCTCATCAGCACCATTAGGCCATACACGAGATACATCCAATGTTCCAGAAGTGCCACCACCCCATACATGACCTGCAATCAGATCAGAGAAGGTAATCGTCACTTTATCTGTGGATGTATTAGCTACCCATAAGCGACCAAATGCTGAAATGCAGATATTGGCTTGCGGAACAGTAGCCACATATCCTGTCTTTTCAGAAACTCTGCGATAAGTAGTTGTACTTACTGCGGGATCAAATATGAGTGGATCGTGTCCAGATTGGAAAAAGTAAGTAATGCCATTCAGAGAAGCACAATGCCAGTTATTAGCCGTAAAAGTAGGAGCAGAACCGCCACCACCATAGGTCAACTCAGTCACCGCATTAGAAGTGCCAAGTTTGAATAACTTTAGATTCCCTGCGAACAGAACAGTCAAAGTGCCATCAGTTTGGACTAATTCGTGAATGACAGTAACGTCATTAGCACCTAGATTCCCCGATGATGGATTAACCCTTGTGTAGCCCTTGCGAGAACCAACACGACCATATTGGTCAATCACACAATTATTGGCGACCAAAGCAAAGCCAGATGCCAAATCTAATGGCGAATCTTGCGTGTTCAGGCCATAAAAGCCTGGTGCGCTAATGCTTTGACTTTGTAAAGGAGCTGCCATTAGACCGCCACAAAGTTATCTTCAGGGTAACGAGTGCTTTCCAATGCAATAGCGTCAGATAGCATCCCACGGAACAGAGCATAAGCCTCATTAGAAGCAGTGCCTCCATCCTCACCACGCTCAATCAAGCCACGGGCATAGGCACTCTGGGCAACCAAATAGTCCAATACCTTGACTGAAGTGCCATCAGCAGACAGATTAGCCTGTGGGATGGTTAAATCAAACTTAAGTGTGTAAACACCATTGGGAACGGGGAATAGTTCAACCTTTGTGTCACCACTGCCATCTACACCACTAAAGCAAAACTCTGTAGGAATAGACTGTGAAGGTGTACCAAAGTTTAGCTTGCGGTTCATGTCCGCAACAGTGGTGTTATCTAGGGTAATAACACTTGTGGTGTTAATAGCATCATTGATACGAAACTTCTGACCCGCACCTGTCAATGAATATGAGCTTGTGCCACTGGTAGTAGTAACTGTAATTGTTTGTCCTAAGACATTCCAGTTATAGGAGTCTTCAATCTGACGTTTAGCATCATTGACAAACTTGCCAATCAATGCGGAATAGGCGGTTTCTGACACTGTAGAAACAGTTGTCTCACGCAATCGAATGAGAACATCGTTAACAAGTTCTAAGTAGGTCATGTTCTTTGCGCTCCTTGAACCTCAAATGTTGCAATAAAACTGAATGTACTAGCAGCTTCAGTAGTAAGTTGAATCCTATCGCCTTCTTCTAAAACGATGTAAGCAACACCATTGAACTCAAGGTATTCTTTAGAAGTTAAGGTATATGCGGTAAGAATGTCTAGTGTTGTTGCAGTGCTTGCGTCATACCACTGAACAGTAATGCTTTTAGTCGAGCCGCCAGTATTGTGGATGTACATCACAGTAAACTTGGCGTAGTAGCCTGTAGGAACTGTATAAACAGTTGTCAGCGTTGCGGCTGTTGGGTTAATTCCGACAGATACTGGTCTCACTTCATATTCCTCTTAGAGATCGCTTTAGCCTTAGCTTTAGCGTCTTCCTTGGACGTTGCGCCCCAAGCTCTAAGAGAAAGTAAAAGTCGGGTAGGCTTTCCATCTTTCATCTCAGCGCCAGGCATATTGCCCATTCGTGCTAAAAAGGAGGCCCTTGCAGGGTTGTCGCCCGACTTTTTTGGGGCATTCAATTTGCCACCAGTTTCTGCATTATACGATGCTCTTCCCTTGGCATTCAAGCCCCCTTTGGGGTTTTGTCCTTCTTTTCTTTGCCAAGCAGGAGATTTCATTTCTTTTTAGCAGTCTTAGCTGCAGCCTTAAATGCCGCCTCAGTAGGAGCACCTTTAGAACCAACCTTACGCATCTTTTCCTTAGAACCAGCTTTGATGCGTTCTCTCTTTGCTGCGATGTTGCTATAGAGACCTTGTTTCATTTCTTCTTCCTCTTAGACTCAGAAATAGCAATGGCAATGGCTTGTTTAGGATTCTTCACCACAGGGCCTTTTTTGCCAGAGTGGAGAGTTCCTTCCTTAAACTCACGCATTACCTTCCTGATCTTAGTGGCGGGCTTCATTTGCCACGACCTGCCTTCTTCATCATGTTCGTAGCAGTACGACCACCACGGGTAGGCATGGCTTTAGGCTTACCAATAGCAATCATTACAGTGACAGGCATAGATTTCTTCTTGCCATACTCTTTGGCTTCTTTCTCGCCTTTTTCTGTGTATGGGAATTTCTTGTTTCCAACTTGTGGCATATAAATCCTTATCGAATTAGCTTGGTTGCAATAAAAGAAATGATGCCGCCAACAACAGAGGCGATTGCCATTCCAACGAAAAAGCCACCTTTAGATTTGTTTGCCATTTCTAAAAGCGTTTTAATATCTTGGCGAAGTGCATGGACTTCTGCTTGTAAAGACTCAACTTGAGCTTCCAATTTGCCGAACTCTCTTGGATCAATTTCCGACATTTGAAACCTCTTTCTTTGGCCTTCCAACCTTGGGTTTGTCTTCAACTTTCTTTGGAGTTTCCTCAACAAGGACGTATCCTTCATGACCTTTCATGCTATCAATATCATGCTGATAGATGAAAGTAACCAATGTTCCCGACTTTAAGCAACGAAAAGTAGCCATAAAAACTCCAAAAAAAGGGGGGTATTAGCCCCCTTTAATTAAACTGCACGACCAATGATTAAGGTCAATGTAGTTGATGCCAAGTCTACAGAACCTGCTGTAGGGTTATAAGTCACGATAGTAACTGTATTAGCGGCTGAAACATAGGCTCTACGAACCAAACCTGCCTCAGAAACGCCAACAGACATACCAATAACCATGTCGCCCAAAGCAACGCCTGGAACTGTAACTGTATCTGTAGCGGTTGCAGTAGTAGCTACTGATCCGCTATCAAGAGTGCATGAAACGTCCCAAGTGTCTGTAAACAAACCACGGAACTGGTCATTGCCCCTGCGGGAAACGACTGCTGTTGCTGCTGCCATAATAAATCTCCTTAATGTAAAAAATCCCCCCACCGATTAAGGCGAGGGGAAAAGGCAACTATTAGGCTGGAACTGCTAACGCAAATGCGCTAGAAGACAAAGCTGCACCAGTTGTGGCGGCTGTACGCATTGCTTTCACACCATAAAGTGTGTCAGATGTGAACAAGGTAGCCAAGAAGTCTTGCTTGTACTGAGTCTGTGAACGGATGCCCACTTGCTCAACCAAAACCATAGAGTCCTTGTGACCCATCAAGCAGATACGATCAGTGGTGGAGTTACCAGCACCAGTATCAGCATTGCTAGATGTATACACGGGGATACCATACAGTTGACCGATTTCACCATTGCGAATGGCATTACCATTACCCACAAAAGCCTGTTCTGTGTAACGGGCAAGACCCATCAACGTATTGCGGCTTGAAGGAGGAATGATAAAGAAGCGACCATCCATAGGAGTGTCGTTGTCATCCAAACGCTGAATAGTGCGACGAATAGCAGCATCAGTCAATGCGGAAGCATTGGATGTAGTGCTGTTATAAGCAGTTGTACCATCACCGCCAATGAAGGCTTTAGTGGTAGTGTTGCTTGTTGCATAGTCATCAGTACCGACAGTAGCACCATTGAATGCACGACCCAATTGGATCAAGCTAGTGTCTACTTGCTTGGCAAGCGCATAGCCCGCATCAGCAGTGTAGAACTGGCGCAAGCTGTTCAAGGCTTGTGCTTCAACGATGTCCTCAATGAAACGTGAATACTCAAAGTGTTGGTTAATGTTAACCAGAACTTCTGTCTCAGTTGCGGCAATCAGAGTAACGGCAGTAGATGCCGCTTTTGCTGAAGCAGAACCACGGGTAGGTGCGGGAATGTGAACTACATCGCCCTTTTTACCTTTGAAGTTCATCTTCATTACGATGTTAGCCAGAACAAGGTTTTTCTTGTAAGCGGCTACGATTTCGTCAGACCAGATTTCTGGAATGAACGTTGCTGCGGTGGTTACTGTTACCGCTGGTGTTGGATATGCCATGATTAAATCTCCTAAAACAAATTTT